GTGGTATGCACCTGTATGGTCGTAAGATCCTTCGTCCAGAGTCACTCGTAACTTTACGTTACCAAACTGGCTATTAATAGGAGGATTTTATAATGGCTACTAAATCGCAATCATTGCTTTCCCAAGCAATTATGATCCAAAAGGAAGTTGAGCTTCCTGTTGCAACTGGCACAGTTGTAGGTCCAGCAGTCGAAGCAGGTACGCTTGTTTTGGCGGCAGGTGTTGAATTACTCGACACTAACGACTCAACTGACATGGATCTGAAAGTAACCGATGGTTCAACTGACTTTATGGCAGATACATCCATTGATGCTTTGGCGGCTGGCTCTTATGTGTTTGGTACTCAAACGCAGGGCGTTATCGCTATCGACGACACAATTGATGCGACAGTAACAGTTACTGACGCTCCATCAGCAACATCAACTGCTCGTGTATGGGCAATCGTTGTTTCTGTTGAAGAAGCACCGACTGGTGCTGACGAAGTTGTTCGTGATCAGATTGCATAAGCAACACTAAGGACGGGGGCTTCGGCCCCCTGACTTTATGATAGATTTTAAAGTATACACATCTTCTAACGGTCCGTTGTCAATCGAGCAGTTAGCTGAAATGGCGACTAACGATATTATACGGATTAGTGATTCTGCGCCTGCACCACTTAGAGAGCAGGCTCATTTATTTCAGGGACATGTTAAGCAAGTTGTAGCGAAATACATTCAACGTGCTTTAGATTCCAATTTAAATTACTTGGTCAAGGAGACTAAAAGCTAATGGCTAGTACAACTGCAATGTGTTCTTCGTTCAAGCGTGATTTGCTCAAAGGCTTCCACGACTTTGTTAACGATACAATGAACATCGCACTCTACACCTCTTCTGCAACTCACGGAGCGGCAACAACTGATTACACTACGACACAGGAAGTATCTGGTACTGGATACTCTGCTGGCGGACAGGCACTAGGTAGTGGTTCTGTTACGTTGTCAGGTACAACTGCTTTTGTTGACTTTGCGGATGAAACCTTTTCTACTGCAACAATCACTGCGGCAAGTGCGTTGATTTACAATACTCAGACTAACGGTGGTTCAGGTACAACTGACGCTGTTGCTGTGTTGGATTTTGGTGGTGACAAGACATCGACTAACGGTGACTTTGTAATTCAGTTCCCGACTGCTGACGCATCTAACGCTGTTATTCGTATTGCCTAAGTAGGAGTCTGCTGTGGGGTACATTGTTGGGCCGTTCATATCGGTTCCCGCTCAAAACAATTCCACGTGGACTCAACGCACGGCGGACATTTCTGACTATATCGGTCAGAACGTCCGTCTTGTTGTCTTATATCAGTCTGGTGCAGACTATAGAGGCGACATACAGCTAGATGACTTCAACATCGGGGGCAATACTTTTGATCCCGAAACTAGTACACACAACTTTCAAGTACAGTCCATTGCTGACAACAGCAAACTTAGTAATGTAAATGCCATACAGTCTGACTATGAGTCAGTAACGTGGGTTTCTTTAACGACAGACAGTTCTACCCATGAAACTGGAGACTACGGCAAGTTCTTTAGAGACTCTGGCGGAACTCCATCTGGGGGTACCGGGAACACTACGGGTAACACAGGAAGTTTTTATTACTTTGCTGAGGTTAGCGGAGACGGCTCCAACAACGACATCTGGCTCCGTTCACCGGAAGTTACTGTAAATAACAACACGTTAAGTGTTTACACTGCACAAAACGGCTTATATTGCGGGCCAATATATTTCTACCTAGAACTTAATGATGCGGAGCCTGAAAAGGCCGTATACGGTTTAGGTCACTACGGCAACGCTAGGTACGGAGAATTACCTGAGTTTGTACGTGCGCCATTAGATGTATCTACTACAGGGGCCATTTACGGTTCTGCTGTCTACGGAACAAATACGTATGGCGGCACGATTACGGAGACGCATAGTGGCGTTTCGGCTACAGGTTCTGTAACCTCCGTAACTATTACCGCAGAATCCGCACTAACCCTCCCTTCAGTTCAAGCCTCCGGTACTGCTGACCCCGACATTGTCATTGAAGCTGATGCTACTCACACACTTACCAGTGTACAGGGTACAGGTGCAACAGGAACAGTCGGTACTGTCGGTGTTGCAATCCATCAGGTAGATGGTGTTCAAGCTACTGGTCAGACTGCTACAACAACTGTCACTGGGGATTCCTCCACTGATACAACTGGTGTTGGTGGAACAGGGCAAACAACAACTATTACTGTATCTGCGGATGCAAACACAACGCTTGACGATGTGTCTTCCACAGGTAATGTCACCACAGTCACTCTCTCTGGTGATTCTAATTTAACACTACCAAGTACATCAGCCACAAGCCAGATTACTACAGCCGAAGGTAGGGCGGGTGCTAGAGGCATCGTTGAGGGTGTCGAAGCGACAGGTGAAATTACGCCTGTTGTTGCATTCACTGGTGTGTTCGTTACCTTTGTAGTCGAGAGTGTTGACGCAACTGGCTTCGTAACAACTGTCGATGTTCAGGCTAAGGCGACTGCTGGAACGACAGGTGTACAGGCAACTGGCACTGCTGATGATGATCTTACGTTTGTTGGTAAAGCGAATGTCGTGCCTGAATCAACAGATGCAACAGGAACTGTAACAACAGCCACTGTAGCCGCAGATGCAAACACAACAGCCCCATCAGTCTCTACAACTGGCAACGTAGACCCAGATGTAGTTATTGAAGCTGATGCGAATCATGTCATCACTTCAGTACAAGGCGTAGGTGCTACTGGAGGCATCGGTGACGTAGTTGCTGGGGCTAACATTGATACTGTTACTGGCGTTGAAGCAACAGGCGTAGTCAATGACACCCTTACGTTCTCGCTTGGCCTAACAACAACAGCACCAGCGGTACAGGCCACTGGTAATGTAGACCCTGACGTAGTCATTGAGGCAGATGCCAATCACGTTATTACATCTGTTCAGGGTGTTGGTGCGACAGGCGGTGTTGGTGATGTAGTTGCTGAAGCTGGTGTTGACACTGTAACCGGAGTTTCAGCTACGATAGTTGCAGAAGATGTAATTATCTCAGCACAATCCGTGGTTACCCCGGAGTCAGCAGACTCTACTGGTCAGACCACTACAGCGACTATATCCGGTGATGCTAACTTTACACCAGAATCTGCTGACGCAACTGGTGCTGTTACAACAGTCGATATCTCCATACCAAAAGACGTACCTGTCGATGGAGTACAGGCAACCGGACAAGTAGAGACGGTAACGCTTAGTGGTATCGCAAACTTTGAACTTGCGAGTGTCAGTGCAACAGGTAATGTAGATCCTGACGTAGTCATTGAAGGTGATGCGCTACATTCTATTACATCAGTCCAAGGTGTCACAGCCAATGGTGGAATAGGTGATGTAGTAGCCGAAGCTAGTATTGATAGTGTCGATGGTGTAGAAGCTACAGGCGAAGTAACCACTGCTATTGTTCAATCTAATGCAATTGCTGAACCGGAAAGTGCTGAAGCAACTGGTACTGTTGATGACGTTGATGTCAGCACTGAGAATGTCATATCTGTAGACTTCGTAACAGGCACAGTTACAGCGAATACAGTTACAGTTTCCGGTGACGCAAACTTTGAGATTAGTTCAACTGAAGGCACTGGACAGGTAGCGACTTCAGATGTTGCTGGAAATGCGGGTGTTGAGGTGACTTCTATACCATTAACTTCTGCTGTAACCACTGCTGGAACATCAACTGTTGTATTTGATTATCTAGCGCAAGCTGACAATTACAGTAGAAAACGTACTGTGTATTTACCAAGGGCGGCGTAATGAGTCAAACGAGTGAAGAAAGAACAGTTTACGTTACTCAAGAGTTAAGAAAAGTTTATATTGAACGAGGTTCTACTCCAGCAGACAGAACCATTTATGTTACTGAGGAATTCTAATGAGCTTTAGATGGCCCAACAAAGATCCGGACGAAATTTTAGACTACAGTGTAGACTGGTCTAGGTATTTAGGATCAGCGCAAATAAGTTCAGTTACATGGTTTGCACAATCTAAAACATACAATACTAAAACACAGATAGATGGTGGTGAGACGTTGGCTACTGCAAGTGGCGGTGCAACAACCGACACAATACAGAATGTTTCTCAGACAAATACAACACAGGTTGCGACAATTAATATTGCTGGTGGAACTCACAATGAAGAGTACACATTTACTTGTCGCATGTCCGACTCTACTGGTAGTACATCAGAGAGAACGATAAAACTAAAAGTGAAGGAGCGTTAACATGGCATATGATTTTTTAGGTCTAGTTAATGACATCAATGCCCGTCTCAATGAGGTTCAGTTAACTTCTTCCAACTTCAGTGCCGCATCTGGATTTTATCAGCAAGCTAAAGATGCAGTTAACTCTTCTGTGCGCTACATCAACCAGTCACATTTTCAGTGGCCCTTTAACCACGTAGAGCAAGAAGAGGATCTATCGGATGGTGTGACAAGATACGCTCTTCCATCAGATTGCAAAACTGTTGACATGGACACATTTCGCATTAAGAGAAACACTGACCTTAATAACGAAACTGCTAAACTTAGAATATTAAGCTACGAAGAATATCTTGAAAATTACGTAGATCAAGAGTATAATGCTTCTGCAAATAAAGGTATTCCTCGTTACGTGTTCCAAACGCCAAACTTTGAATATGGCGTAACTCCCCAGCCAGATAAAGATTACGAAATCGTCTACGAGTATTATAGATATCCTGTAGACATGATTGGCGCAACAGACGTACCCATTGTTCCTGAAAGATTTAGGCACGTTATTGTAGACGGTGCTATGTACTACGCATATCTTTTCCGTTCAAACACACAAGATGCGACAGTAATCAAAGATAAGTTTGATGATGGTATTGCTCAAATGAGAACTATGCTTATCAATAGAACTGATTATGTCCGCTCTACCGCAATCAATAGATCTAATTTTTCAGGAACAGTAACAGGAGTTTCTGTTTAACATGGCATTAGATAACTGGCAAAGTTTTGCATTTGAGTTCCAAGGCGGGCTGGTCACCAACCTGTCTCCTCTTCAGCACGGTGTTAAACTTCCCGGATCGGCTAGGATATTAAGAAACTTTGAACCATCTATTGATGGTGGTTTCAAGCGCATTGAAGGCTATGCAAAATTTGATTCCGCTCAGTTAGCTGGAAGTGGTCTTGTCAGGGGTATCGCAGTTTTTTCCGGTAATGTTGTTGTCGCTAGAAATGAGCATGTCTACATCTCTTCAGGTTCTGGCTGGACACAATTAACAGATAACGCAACATATTCATCGACTGGGCTTACCCTTGGGGGCATTGGGCCGGTGCGTTTCGCTGAGCATATGTTCAGTGGAACAAAGACTCTTATCATTGTAGATGGCGCAAGCAAGCCATTTAAATTTGACAATTCAAGTTTTTTGAGTATAACTACTGCAACCGGAGATGTAGAAGATTCTACCTTTGTTGTAGAGCACCAAGATCATTTATTTTTCGCTAAAAACAATACGTTAATTTACACTGCTCCTTTATCAGATACAGATTTTACAGCGGCCAGTGGTTCCGGTATCATTTCGTTTAAGAACAACATAACAGGCCTTGTATCTTTCCGTAACCAGCTTGTCGTGTTTACTCCAAAATCTATTGATGTTATTTCAGGGACATCCTTTGCTGACTTTGTCAAAAGTAATGTAACGAATGATGTAGGGGCAGTCAAAGAGGACACAGTACAAGAGATTGGTGGAGACATTATGTTCCTTGGTCCTGATGGATTAAGGCTATTTTCTGCGAC